CGACAACATCACTGCATATTCTGACAAGCGCCTAAAAGATAACATAGTTACAGTCAGCGATGCTCTTGCCCTTGTGTCAAAGATGCGTGGCGTTACCTATACCCGCAAGGATACAGGACAGGCAGGAGTTGGCGTTGTCGCACAGGAAATGAAAGAGGTTCTACCGCAGGTAGTTCAAGAGGGTGAATATATGTCCGTTGCCTATGGTAACGTTGTCGGTGTATTGATTGAGGCAATCAAGGAACTCACTGCCCGTGTGGCACAGCTAGAAGGAAAGTAAGATGGCAGTTACAAACACATGGGGCGTAGTCCAGCTTGATTGCTACCCCGAACTTGAAGGCCAGCCTGATGTGGTCTTTACCGTTCACTGGAACCTGATTGGCACTGAAACTGTGTCTGGCGTTGATTACAGCGGTTACGCTTATGGCTCTGTTGGCGTTGCCCTGAATGAAGGCTCTGACTTTATCCCTTACGCTGACCTTACTGAAGCTGATGTCATTGGTTGGGTTCAGGACGCACTTGGTGCAGACCAAGTGGCAAGCTATGAGGATAATGTAGCGCAGCAGATTGCGAACAAGATTAATCCGCCTGTCGTTGCACCGCCTTTGCCGTGGGCTTCAACACCGGCATAATTACCACTGAAGAAAGGATGCGAGTATGAAAGAAGAAGCAGAAAATTTCGATGAGGTGCAGCAGCCGCAGCCGCAAATGCAGCAGCCGCTACTGCATTTCAGCCTGAACGTTGATGAAGCAAACCTCATTTTTAGCGCATTGGGCGAACTGCCTCACCGCGTTTCAGATGGCTTGATCCGCAACATGATGCAACAGGCGCAGGCACAAATCGAAAAGCCTAACTAATGAACCTCTCTGACCAGCTTCTTGACCTGTCTGTTATCAGGCAATTGCTTCTGGAGCGGGTTATTGCTGGTCAGAGCGTACAGCTTAACAAGCAACTTGATGCCATCGCCGCTGAATTGGAAAAGCAGCTTAAGGGCAAAGAGTTAACCGAATATCAGGGGCGGCGGCTCAATAAGGCCATTGCCGAACTTAAAAACATCATCAGCATCAAAGCCCCTGACCTTTCGGAACTCAGTGTTGCTGAAGCTGAGTTTTTCCGCGATGCAATGGTTTCCGTAGGCATTGACGCTACGCTTCCGCCAGTATCTGCAATCAACAGCATTGCTAACAGTTCGCTAATACAGGGCGCAACAATCAGTAACTGGTTTTCCAGACTGAACGAAAGCACCCGCTTTGACGTTGAGCGCACGGTTAAGAATGGCGTTTCACTCGGTCAGACCAACTCACAGATTGCCAAGGCGCTCATAGGAGTTGGTGACAAAGGCGGTGAACCAATTGCTAAGAGCCGCAGGGATGCAATGGCTATCACCCGAACCGCTGTGCAAACAGTGTCCAAGGATGCGCGCCTTGCCGCACTGGAAGCCAACGCTGACATCATTAAGCAAGTGCAATGGGTATCAACGCTGGACAGCCGCACATCTGACATTTGCATTGTTCGCTCTGGCAAACTGTGGACGTATCCCGACTTTAAGCCGGTAGGCCACAAAATCCCTTGGAATGGTGGCCCACCTGCACACTGGAACTGCCGTTCAAGTTTCATCCCAATCACGAAGTCTTTTGAGGAACTGACAAACGGACGGATAAAGGACAATATTGAGCCAGCCACCCGTGCAAGCATGGATGGCTATGTTGCTGCTGACCTGACATTTGACGCCTTCCTACGCAGCAAGCCGCCTGAGTTTGCTGACAAGATGCTTGGCGTAGGCCGCGCTGAACTGTGGCGCTCTGGCAAGATTACGCTGAACCAGCTTCTTGACCAGCGTGGCAACCCGCTAACGCTCACTGAACTGCGCAGCCGTTATGGTGGCGCGTCTGTTGTCGCGCAGCCAGAACCAATTGAGATACCAAAGCCAATCATTAACAGACCGGCATTTAATCCTGCTGTAAATGAGGACACGATACCTGTTGTATCCCGTAAGGAAGCGCAGAAGGCGCTAACTGCACAATTCGCGGCGGCAGCGGCTGACCCGCGCTATGAATTGGAAGGCCGCATTGTTTATCGCGGCATCAAGCCAGCAGACCTTGGAAAATCAAATCTAAGCACCGGCTTTAGTGATGAAGCAATGTCCATGATTTTGTCGCTGAAGCCTGAGATTGATGATTTGGCTGACCGCTTTGGCGTACCAAGGTTGCGTGGATTTAAAACAAGCACCGCATCCGTAGGCTCTATGGGCGATGGTTTGATGACGTTGCACCCTGAGTATTTGACGGGATACGCTTCGCGTGTGGGCGGCAAGGAAGCCGCCGCAAAGATTGCTCAATTGCAAGCAATCAACAAAGATTTGCTCAAGCGCATGACTGATTACGGTGACCGCCTTGATGTAGTGAATGAAAAGCTACGGGGAGTTGCTCGTAATTCAGACGAATATAACCAGCTATGGGCGGAAAAGTCTGAAATCCTGACTAATTACAATAAGTTAGCGGATGAATATAGCAAAAATTCCAAAACCATAAAGCTGAAACAAGGGCAAGGAACTGATGAGCCGCAAAGCACATGGAGGCGCGGCGATGATCCAGTAAAAAGGCCATTTGGTGTAGACAGTTATATGACCAATGGGGTGGATAAGGCACGAAGCCTTTTCTACCATGAATTTGCTCACCACGTTCACCAGATGTACGACAAGACGAAGCGCCGCCTTGTTGAAAAGCCACCAATTGAGCGCAGGTTGCTTGAACTTTGGGGAGCGAAAAGCAAGGCTGACAAGGATTTGCAGCCTTCTCGCTATGGCACAACAAACCAGCACGAATGGTTTGCCGAAAACTTTGCGCTCTACATGATGGATAGGCGCGATTTGGTGGACACAGACATCATTAAACTCATTGAGGAATTGCTAGATGAACAAGCCAATAGATAAGGCGCAAGCCATTCTGGAAGCCAAAGGTAGCAATCTGATGCAAACGGATTTGGATGAAATGAGGGAGATTTTCATGCAGGTTGCGCTTGATGATTGGGATGACACTTTGTTTTTGATGGAAGGTGTTGCGCTAATCGTAAATGACCCATCATACACAGGGGACATTGCGCCAATCGTGTAAATGCTTGCTTACGATAGGATATTAAACAGGGTTTAGCTTTTTAGCCCATCCATGCTATAAAGCTGACAATGGTTGCGAAGGCAGGGCTGGAGCAACGTAACGGCCAGAGGCCAAACTTAGTCCAGAGGACAAAACCATGAGTGATGATCGGATTGCAGAACTTGAAGCGGCGGTAGAGGCTCTTACGGCCAAAAACCGCGAATTGCTTGGAGAGGTTAAGGTAGCCAAGGCAAAGGCCAAGGGTGCGGAAATTGATCCAGCAGAACACGCAGCACTTCAATCAGAGGTTGATGCGCTGAAAGCAGATTTGAGCAAGGTGACTAAAGACAGCACCAAGGCGATTGAGCAGTTGCAGAAAAGCCTGACCGAAAAGGATGGCGCATTGCAATCTTACCTCATCGACAATGGGCTGACTGACGCACTGGTTAAAGCTGGTGTACGCTCTGAGTTTATGGGAGCCGCAAAAGCTATGCTGCGCAATCAGGCGCAGGTTAAGGCAGAAGAAGGCAACTATTCCGCACTCATGGGTGACAAGCCGCTCGTTGACGCTGTGGCAGAATGGGCAAGCAGTGATGAAGGCAAGCACTTCATTTCCGCACCTGCAAACTCTGGCGGTGGAGCCGCTGGCGGTAATGGCTCACAGCAAAACATTGCACCCAAGGGCAACCTTGGTGGCGATAAAACGCAACGGGTAAACGCAATTAAGCAAATGTTCCCGAACCTTCCAGCATAAGGAATTTCTAAAATGTCTCTTTCGCAGATGCAGGTATTCAACGAATACATCATGCCAGCTACCATCGAAACGCTGGCCCAAATGATCGACAAGTTTAACGGCGCTTCCAACGGTGCTATCCGCCTGACCACGACTGGTTTTGACGGTGACTTTTTGCAGCAGAGCTTTTTTGCCGCAATTCACTCGGCACAGCGCCGCGTTGACCGTTATGCCGCACAGGCATCGGCAACCGCAACTGACCTGACGCAGCTTCAGGCAAGCGGTGTAAAGGTTGCTGGTGGCTTTGGCCCCATCCGCTTTGAGCCTAGCCAGCTTACGTGGCTCCAGAAGCCGACCAGCGAAGGCATTGAAGTTGCTTCGCGCAACTTTGCTGAAGCACTGCTTGCCGACCAGCTTAACACTGCCGTTGCTGCATTGTGCGCTGCCATCAGCAATCAGGGCGCTGCTACCACCAATGACGTTTCTGGCTCGGCTGGCATCAGCTACTCGGCAATGAACGGCGCTCACGCACTGTTTGGCGATAGTTCGCAGTTGATTGTTGCCAACGTGATGAATGGCTCGGCTTACCACAAGCTGATTGCACAGAATATCACGAACGCTGGTCAGCTTTTCGTCGCTGCCAATGTGCAGGTTGTGGACATCCTTGGCCGCCCCGTCATCGTAACTGATGCACCGGCTCTGTATGTCGCTGGCACTCCCAACAAGCTGCGCGTCCTCGGCCTCGCTGACGGTGCTGCTACCGTTTATGACGGTGGCGATGTCATCAGCAACATCCAGACCAACAACGGTCAGACCCGCATCGAAACCACGATGCAGGTTGATTACACCTTTGGCGTGGCTCTTAAGGGCTACACTTGGGATTTGGTCAATGGCGGCAAGTCGCCCACGGATGCCGAACTTGCTACCGGCACGAACTGGGACAAGGTTGCTACT